GACGAAGGCGCAGATCTGCGGCCTGCTGGGCAGCGACATGGAGGAGAACCTCAAGGAGCTGGCGTTCGAGAAGCAGATGGCGCTCGACCTGGGACTGACAACCGCGAACGATACGAATGGCGATAATGGGGTGACGGTTGATGCCAACACCGATGAACCTGACTGACCTACAACAGCGAGGCGGTGGAGGCTCGCTGATCCAACGTCGTGAACTATCTGTCGAGATCCGCGCTGTCGAAGGCTCGGATGAGATGGAGTTCAGCTTCAGCTCTGAGCAGCCTGTCGAGCGCTATTTCGGCACCGAGGTCCTAAGCCACGAGCAAAGCGCCGCTGACCTGAGCCGTCTCAACGACGGTGCCCCTTTCCTGTGGAACCACGACCGCGATGCGGTGCTGGGTGTGGTGCGCGAGGCTGCCATCGGTGAGGATCGCCGGGGCTACACCCGCATCAAATGGAGCCGCAATGCAATGGCGCAGGAGAAGCGCCAGGACGTTGATGACGGCATCCTGCGGAATGTGAGCTTTGCTTATTCCATCGACGATGTGGTGGAGCGTGATGGCAACATCGTTGTCACCCGCTGGACACCGCTGGAGGTAAGCCTGGTTTCAATTCCAGCTGACAATTCTGTCGGCCTGGGACGCGCTTTCGATGAAGGCGATAGCATGACCCAAGCAGAGCCCAAGACCTCGGAAGGGGTCGACGGTTCTCAACTGGATTCCGAAGCGCCCGAGCGGGCTGTAGAGGAAGCCGAGGCGGCCACCGCCGCATCACCCACCCCCCAACCTGAAACAGAGGTTCCTGAAATGGAAGCACCTGCTCCCGACATGGAGGTGATTCGGTCCGAGGCCGTCAAGGCCGAACGCGACCGCATCGCCGCCATCACCGCCCTCGGCGAGAAGCATGGCATGGCCGACATGGCCCGCGAGCTGATCGACGCTGGCCGCACCCTCGCGGAAGCCCGCGAGGCCGTTCTCGACAAACTGGGCTCTCGCGCAATGGAAGCACCTATCACCAACACTCAAGCCAAGACCAATGATGTCGGCCTGACCGACAAGGAGACCCGCAGCTACTCCTTCCTGCGTGCTCTGAACTACCTGGCCAACCCCGGCGACAAGCAGGCCGCCGAGGCAGCCTCGTTCGAGCGTGAGGTTTCCGAAGCCGCTGCCAAGGCTTACGGCAAGCCCGCCAATGGTCTGATGGTGCCCAACGAGGTGCTCCGTCGTGATCTGACCGTCGGCACTGCTGCTGATGGCGGCAACCTGGTGTCCACCGATCTGCTGGCCGGTAGCTTCATCGAGCTGCTGCGCAACAAGCTGGCTCTGGCTCAAGTGGGCGCTACCGTGCTCAACGGCCTCCAGGGCAACATCGCCATCCCCAAGCAGACCGGCGCTGCCACTGCTTACTGGGTGGGTGAGGGCAATGCTCCTACCGAAAGCGCCGAGACCATCGGCCAGGTGACCATGAGCCCCAAGACCGTGGGCGCTTATGTCGACTACAGCCGCCGCCTGCTGCTCCAGTCCTCTGTGGATGTGGAAGCGATGGTGCGCAACGACCTGGCTCGTGTGATCGCCCTGGAGATCGACCGCGCTGGTCTCTATGGCTCCGGCAGCAGCAATCAGCCCCTGGGTCTGATCGGCACCGCTGGCATCAACACCGTCAACCTCACCGGCTATGGCACCTTCGCCCAGCTGGTGAACATGGAGACCGAGGTTGCCAAGGACAACGCCGACGCCGGCTCGCTGTTCTACCTGATGAACGCTGCTGCTCGCGGCGCACTCAAGACCACCTCTGTGGCTGGTACTGAGGCCAAGTTCGTCTACGAGAACGACGAAGTGAACGGCTACCCCGTGGTGGTGTCGAACCAGCTCCAGCTGGATGACATCGTGTTCGGTGCCTTCGATCAGATGATCATGGGCCTGTGGTCTGGTCTTGACCTGACCCTAGATCCCTACGCTGGCGCCACCTCCGGCACCGTGCGCATCATCGCCCTCCAGGACGTTGACTTCGCCGTCAAGCAGCCTGGCGCGTTCTGCTACGCCACCGGCGCACTGAGCTGAGCATGATCGCTGGGCTGATCCAGGCCAAGCGGAACTACAACCCCTCCCTGGTTTCGACTGGGGAGGGGTTCCTCCTTGCCTACCGTTCGGAGCCGGAAGATTTCACGGTCAGTGAGATCGTGCTGGCTGAGCTTGACGATCAAATGCAGGTGCTGCGCAATCAGCGCCTGAAGGTAAGTGGCCATGCCGGCTGCTCGATTGAGGACCCCAGGCTGTTCTGGTTTGCGGGTGATCTGCACATCGCCTTCTCCATCGCCCGGTATGGCGACGAGCTGGGCTGGAAGTGCATCCAAGCCTATGGGCGGCTGACCAAGAAAGGCCGCACCTGGAGCATCCAGAAGGTGATCGTGCCCCGCTATGGGGCAAACGATTGGAGCGGCAAGGAGAAGAACTGGACGTTCTTCGAGGCCGAGGGTGCGCTGCGGTGCATTTACGACATGGGCGCTGCCGGCTGGGTGGTGCTTGAGCTGGACGGCGACGAGGTGGTGGACGAGTGGCGGCATCCGCCCGTGAACTGGCGGTGGGGGCGACTGAGCGGCGGCACCCCTGCGGTGGAGTGGGAGGGGCAGATGCTCACCGCGTTCCACAGCTGGGAAAAGCACCCGCGCCGGCATCGGCTCTATCACATGGGGTTGCTGACGTTTGGTGCTACGGCACCGCACGCGCCGACCATGATCTCCGGTGCGCCGATCCTGAGCGCCCGGCCCGAGTGGGGGGCTCCTGATCATGCCCACCGATGGCAGCCGCTCTGCGTGTTCCCTGGCGGGCTTGAGGTCTACGGGGGCAAGGCCCTGGTGGCCTATGGGCGCAACGATCTGGACTGCGCCACGCAGTTCTTCCGCATCGACCGGCTGCGGCCCGTGCAACCGCTCAGGGCTCGCGGTGCGGTGCGCCGGATCCGGCTGCTAGGTGATGTGATGCTCAACGGTCGCCAGACCTGGGCCGGTACTGAGGTGGCGGTGTTGGCCGCTGATGCAGCTAGCCTGATCGCACGCGGCAAGGCGGTGGCGCTGTGATCACTGAGAACCTCGACGTCTTCCTGGCTGATTTCGGTGTCTCCGTGACCGCAGGTGCCATAACGGGCGTCGGCCTGTTCGACATGCCAACCCAGGTCGTTGCGGACGGCATGGTGCTCACCAGTGACTACACCCTCACCGCCAAGACTTCAGACTTCGGTGGTGTGAGCTACGGCGATGCAATCACCGTCGATGGCACCGCCTACCAGGTGCGTGAGGTGCGCCGCCTGGATGACGGCAAGTTCTGTGAAATTGGCCTGAGCAAGGTTTGACATGACCACCCGCCGCGAATCAATCCTGGCCGCCATCACCACCGCACTGGTTGGCACGACCGGCGTGGGCAGTCGCATTTACCGCAGCCGGGTGGTGCCGCTCAGCCGGGGTGAGTCACCTGCGATTGTCGTGGAGCCGCTAGCCGACCTAGCCAACAACGACGTGCTTCCCAAGCTCGACTGGACGATGAACGTGCTGATTGCCGTGATCGTCAGGGGTCACCCAGCAGATCAAATTGCTGACCCCATCGTCGAAAGCATCCACGCCAAACTGATCGGAAACCAGGCGCTTCATGCGCTGGTGACCGGCCTCGTTCCGACCCGAGTCAGCTTCAGTATGATTGAAGCCGACCAGGACGCTGGCGTGGTCTCGCTGGAGTATGAAGTGCGATACCGCACCTCCTACGCCAACCTCTCCACAAACTGAGGAACCATCATGGCCCAGAAACCCATCGACGGCGGATCCTACTTCCGGGACGAGGCTGGAAACCTCGTTAAGCTGGAAGAGGGCCAATACCAGCTGGACCCCGAGACCCGCGAACTAAAGCGACCCGAATCGCCAAAGCCGCAAGCCACCAAGGCCGAGCAGACGGCCGTCCCTGCCCCCAAGAAGTGAGGCCCTGAGCCATGCCCCTGCTCGCAACCAAGAAGGCCGTTCTGGCCAAGACTGAGACCACCTACGGCAACGCCGTCAACACCAGCGCCACCGACGCGATCCTGCTGAGCAACCTGGACCTTCAGCCTTTTGAGGGCGACCAGGTAGATCGCAACCTGGTGAAGCCGTATTTCGGTGCCAGCGACATCCTGACCGCCAATGCCCGTACTCGCCTCAGCTTTGGCGTGGAGCTGGCCGGCACCGGCACCGTGGGCGCTGTGCCTCACTATGGACCGCTACTGCGTGCTTGCGCGATGAGCGAGACCATCGTGGCTAACACCGCCGGAGCTGGCGACCCCAGCAACGCGAAGGTGGTCTACGCCCCGGTCTCCGAAGGCTTCTCCAGCGTTACCATCCGCTGCAACTACGACGGCGTGCAGCACACGATCCGTGGCTGCCGTGGCAACGTTCGCCTGCAAGGGCAAGCCGGGCAGATTCCCATGCTGATGTTCGAGATGGAGGGCATCTATGTGCCTGCCACAGACAGCAGCTATTTGGATTTCACCACCAACGTCAACTACAGCGGTATTGCTACACCGGCAATCTTCAACAACACGAATACAACCGGGTTCCGCTTCCACAGCAGCAGCGGCATCCAGGTCGCACCTGACATGTCGAGCGTCGAGATTGATGTGGGCAATGCGCTGATCTACCGCGAGTTGGTCGGCAGCGTGAAGGAAGTGCTGATCACAGACCGTCGCAGCAGTGGCACGCTAACCATCGACGCCGTGACGATGGCCACGAAAAACTATTTCGAGGCCGCTGCCGCTAACGACACCGGCATCCTGACCTTCACCCACGGTATTGTGCCCGGCAATCGCGTTAAGTTCACGGCAGCTCGCTCGAACATCTCAAGCGTCAGCTACGCCGAGAACGACAACGTGCTTCAATACACCATCCCCTTCACGCTTCTGCCGGATCGCAACGACATGACGACTACTGGCGACCGTGAGTTCACCCTGGAGGTTTTCTGATGGCTTTCGTCCTCAAGCAGTCCGACCAGTTCTCCTGGCCTGTCACTTTTGATCTGCCGGTGGACGGCGGACTGCACGAGACGCAGACCTTTGATGTTCACTTCAAGCGGATGCCGCAGAAGTGGATCAGAGAGATTGCCAAGAAGATCGACGCCGACAAGGTGACCGACACTGAGGTAGCACGGGAGATCGTGCTTGGCTGGGCCGGTATCACTGATGAATCCGGCAAGGATGTTCCGTTCAGCCAGAAGGCACTTGAGCAGCTGCTTGAGATCCCGACCCTGGCTAGCTCGGTAGTGCTCGCCTTCTTTAAGGCTACTGCCGGGGTGAAGGAAAAAAACTAACAGACGCCGCTCGGCACTGGGCTGGCGGCACTGTCATTGATGAGCGGTCACAGGACCTCAGGTCGATGGGCATTTCGGAGGACATGATCGAAAAGATCGCCCCCGAGGAACTGCCTAAAAACTTCGAGGTCCTGCCCGAGAATTGGGAAGCAGTGCAGATGTTCCTGCGATGCCAGACGCAGTGGCGCATCTCTGGCATGGGTGGATTGATCGGCCTCGACTATGGAGCAGTCGCCTGGTTGCTTAGACTGTATCGAGCAAAGGACCAGCGCTCGCTGCTGGAGGATCTTCAGATCATGGAGGCGGCGGTGCTGGAAACGATGGCCAAGAGGAGGGCTTGATCCATGAGCATGAACATGGATGCTGCCATCCGGCTCAAAGCAAAAGTCGAAGGGCAGAACTCTATCCAGGCGTTCAGCCGTGACCTGAAGGGCCTGGACGGTGCCGCCAAGCTGACCGGCTCTGAGCTGGGTCGCATGAACATCGCCATCAATAGGATGGCGCGAGAGGCCGGTAACACCACCGCAGGGCTCCGTCAGCACATCGCGGCGCTGAGCAACCTGCGCGACCGTGTTGAGATCGGCGGCAAGGCTTACAACCGTCTCGGTGGCGAGATCGACGCACTGCGCGGCAAGCTCCGCGCCCTCGACAAAGACGCAGGCAACACCGGGGACACACTTAAGGACCAGCTCATCGGTGGCCTGGCAGCCGCTGGCGTGGGCCGGATGACTGCCGGCATCATCCAGAACGCCGCAGGGCTCGACGCTGAGGTGCGCAAGGCATCAGCCATCGAGGGTGGCGGCAACTACGACACGCTTCGCAAGAGCATCGAGGAGGTGGCGGCCGTCGCGGCAGGCACGCCCACTGAGGTGGCCCAGCTCGCCACCGCGCTGAGCCGCGCTGGCTTCACCGCAACCGAGACGTCACAGGCGCTGAGCGGCGTTGTGCTGGGCGCTGAGGCGGCGTCTGTTTCCTTCGAGGAAATGGGCTCGATCACAGCCGATGCGATGCGGGCGTTCGGTATCGAGACCAGCAAGACCACCCAGGTGGTCGACATCCTGGTGAAGGCCGCCAACAGCTCGAACCAGACGGTGCTCGATCTGGGCGAGTCACTCAAATACGCCGCACCCATCGCCCGCAGCCTTGGGGTCAACATCAACGACCTGTCGGCCACGATGGCGATCCTGGCCAATAACGGCATCAGGGGTAGCGAGGCCGGCACCGCACTGCGCACCGGCCTGGGCCGGCTTCAGCTCGCCGCCAGCGGCAGCCAGGATCAACTGCTGGAGCTGACCCGTGGCAGCGGCCTACTGGCCAACGCGATGAAGACGCTGGGAGCCAACGTGCTCGATGCGAACGGCAACCTCAAGCCGCTGGATGAGGTACTGATAGGGCTCAAGCAAAACCTGGAGAACATGCCCAAGGGCGTGCAGGTTGAGGTGATGAAAGCCCTGTTCGGGGATGAGGCTGGCGGCAAGCTGCGGGCAGCACTCAACTCCAGCGAGGCTGACATCCGCAAGATGTTCGGTGCGATCCGTGAGAGCGGCGGTGCCACTGAAACCACGCACGAGCAGATGCGCGGCTTCAGCTACACGATGACCGTGCTGAGCGGCAACATCGAGACGGTTGCCAACGCCATCGGCGACAAGTTCATCGCCGTGCTCGATCCGCTGGCTAAGGGTGCCATCGCGGTGCTGGATGTGATGCTCAAGCTGCCGCAGCCGGTGAAAGACTTTGCGGCCGCGCTCGCCGCGACTGGCATCGCCGCTGCTGGCGTTGGCTTAGCAATCAAGACCATCGGCGGCCTGTCGACCGTGATCAGCGCCGTCAAAGGCGCGACAGTCGCGCTGAATGGTGCCAAAGCAGCCCAGGTTGGCTTCAACCTGGCGGTACTAGCGAACCCCTATGTCGCGGCGGCGGCAGGCATCGCTCTACTGACGGCGGCGGCCTACAACATGAGCAAGCCGTTCAAGGAGTTCGTTGACTCGATTCCGCAGCGCATCGGCATCTTCTGGGACTCACTCGTCAATGACGCGACCTACAGCGTCAACGCGGTGAAGGGCGTGTGGGATGGTTTCACTGGCTGGTTCACTGGCCTTTGGCAGCGCATCGGCCAGTTCTTTGGCAACATCTGGGACGGCATCAAGAAGACCGTCAAAGATGCGCTCGGCGCTATCGGTATCGACGCCAGCTGGCTTGCAGGAGCATTTGGCAAAGTCGCTAACGAGATCGAATACCTGTGGAATCAGGCGTTCTATTTCATCCAGAAGAATTGGCAAACGGCTGTTGCCTTCATGGTCAATGCCAGCAGCCCGCTGTTCTTTGCACTGAAGAAGCTGGGCGTTGTGGACGTTGGTGGTGCCACGGCAAAAGCCTTGTTCGGTCAGCTGCCCCCTGCCCCGACAAGACGGTCAACCAGCACCAGCAACGT